CATCTGATTGGTTTAAGAAAAATAATCGCTGGGCAGATGCTCGTAATGATGATCCTACTCCTGGAGACTGGATCTTCTTTGATTTTCCAGAAGATGGTGTAAATCGTATTTCACATGTTGGTCTTTGTATCAAAAATAATGGTGATGGAACTATTCAAGTTGTTGAAGGAAACACATCAGGAACTGCAAAGGGAGACCAGCGCAATGGAGGTATGTGCGTAGAAAAGACTCGTGCATACGTAAAGAATAAAAAAGGAATTATTAATGCAGTAGTTGGTTGGGGCAGACCAATTTATACAGGGGAAAAAGATGAGCCTTTACTAAACAAAACAGTAAAAAAATCTTCAGGTGCTACTAAGGCAAATAGAGGTAAGTAGTTGCCAGTTTATGAATATAGGTGTACGGGAAGTTGTACTGAGATAGTAATTAAACAAAGATCTATCAAGGAAGATGATCCAGGGTATGAGTGTGAAACTTGCACTCTACCACTAGAACGTGTATACTCTAATGTAACAGCAGTTTTCAACGGCAGTGGTTTTTATTCCACCGATAATAGAAAGTAGCGGTATACTATGAATACAATGATTACAGAAGAGGTCGTAGCAAAAGAGTGGATACTCAAAGCAACAGATAGATGTGATTCATGTGCAGCAGAAGCTTTAGTACAGGTTACAGGTCTTTCTGGAGATCTAATGTTTTGTGGTCATCATTATAATAAAATAATGGATAATCCAGAAACATATGCAAAAATGATGTCTTTTATGATTACTGTTGTTGATGAGCGTGAAAAGCTGATTGAGAATAAAGCAAAAGGCAAGGACTATTAATGGATAATCCAGAACAGGATATTATTGATAAACTTATTTTAGATAATGCTTTAGAAGTTGTCGGTATAGACAATACTAATGGTGAATTTCTATACGCATTTACCTCAAAAATAAAAGAAGTAATGCCAGATCTATATGAAGATCATCTTAATTCTGTAAATTCAGAGATAATGATTCTTTGGGAAAAGGGGTACTTAAATGTCGATTTTCTTGCAGATGATCCATCAGTATCACTTACAGATAAAGCCTTTATAAACGAAGAATTAAAGAAATTAAGCAGACAAGAACTATGGTCTTTAGAGGAGATAAAACGTCTTCTTAAAAAGCGAGAAGTCTGATATAATCTAACTATGCCATATCATGTCGGACAAGAGGGGTCATACGGTTGTTCTGGGTTTCCCGCCCTTAAAGATGGAACAAATGAAGTTATGGGCTGCCATAAGACTAGAGCACAGGCTGCTGCACAAATTTATGCAATTAACCTTAGTGAAGGAAAGATAGGTAAAGCAATGCTAAATCTTAAAGAAGGCGATTTCGCCATGACAGCACACGGATCTGATGAAGATATTCATATTGGTCAAGTAGTTCACGTTATGCGTGAAGGTATGCTTGGTGTTCCAGGTGGAGAATATACTCTAGAAGCCTCTGCTGAAAATCCAGCGGTACTGCTTCAGTTATTTGAACAAGAAGAAAATGGATATTGGGAAGCAACAAATCTATATACAGGATGTATGATGTCTCTTATGGTTGCTATTGATCCTCTTCCACAAGAGCCAGAAGATAGCGAAGTTGCAATGGCAATGTATGATTCATCAATTGGGAAAAGTGAAATGGCAAATGCTCCATATGAGGATGCAGAAGAAATGGATAAAGAGTACCAAGGATGCGGATGTCCAACATGCAAGGAATTAAATGTTGATTGTCCTAATTGTCCAGTGTGCCAAGCAGATGTGAATAAGGCAAAGAAACCTAACTATGAAGATATGATTGAGCCAAGACGAGGTGGATCCACTCCTTCTAATCCAAGACTTTATGAAGCAGTTGTTAGAGAAGCAAAAGATAAGTTTGATGTTTATCCTTCTGCTGTTGCAAATGGCTGGGTAGTACAAGAATATAAACGTCGTGGTGGCACATATAAGGGAGAAGATATGGATAAGAGAGATTATTCAATGGATGCACGTAGAGATATGGCTGCATCTGGAATTGCAATGCCAGACGGATCGTTTCCAATTGCTAATGGTGGAGATTTACAAAATGCAATTCAATCTGTTGGACGTGCAGCAAACTATGCAGCAGCCAAAGAGCATATAATTCGCCGTGCAAGAGCACTTGGTATGATGGAAATGCTTCCTGAAGATTGGCGCAATAATGCAACGAAAGGCATGGGCAACTGGAGCGGATCAATTTTTGATCTTAATCCATTTGTAAAATAATGCCAAAGAAAAAAGCAAAATCTTTTAATTCAACACAGATTAAAGATGGAATGATTGTTCGTATGAATAAAAACGGTACAATTAAATCTGTTCTTGGTCCATATGAAGTAAAACATCCAAAGAAGGATAGATAATGGCAGATACATACTCACCTAATGCAGGAATGAAGGCTGCTGCACGACGTGCTTTGAAATGGAAAGAAGACGGTAAGGCAACTGGTGCAGGTACTCCAATAGGTTGGGGTAGAGCAACAGATATTGTTAATGGTTCACCCATGTCTCTTGATACTGTTAAAAGAATGTACTCATTCTTTTCTCGTCATGAAGTAGACAAAAAAGGAAAAGGTTTTTATGATGGTCCAGAGTTCCCGTCTAATGGGAGAATTATGTGGGATGCCTGGGGCGGAGATGCAGGATTCTCGTGGAGTCGTGCAATTGTAGAAAGAGAAAAAGCAAACAAAACATGGGTAGGTAGCCCATTTAGTTTCAGAAAGGGGTAATGCAGTGGAGGATATGCAAATTGAAGATGTTAATCAGCTGGTTAATTTCTATAGACAAAAAGCAGCAGACTTAGAGTTGCAGTTGTTACAGTCACAAATTAAGTTAAATAAACTTATGATGTCTCAACATGAACCAGTTTCTGCTACAAAAATAACAAAAGCAAAATCTGAATAAGAGATGATATGGAGTATATTCTAGCCATTGGCTTGACATTGGCTATGTCTTGGTCTATAATTGAATTAAATAGGTACAGAATTTTAAAAACTTTGAATAATATTCGCTATAGTCAAAGCGATATACATCAAAGAATTTTAGATATTGTTCCTGCCAAAACAAACAATAAAATAGAAATTGAATCTCAGTCAGCAAAACATGCTGCTAGTACAATGATAAAAATTATTGTTATAGAAAACAAGGCATACTGGGTTAAAGATAATATCTTTTATTTTGCCGAAACAACCAATGGAGACATTGTTGATGTTACTGCAAAGCCAGTAGATATATCCTCTATGTCTAAACAAGATATGGATAAGATGCTTTTTATATTAGACAATTTACGAAAAGGGAAAAAAGATGATAGTAGTAGTACAGGGAACGAATGAATTTAATGACTATAGTGTCTTCATTCGTGCAATGGGTGTTGCTCTATCTGGAATGAGTAATGATGATCAAGAGTTTATTATTTATTCAGTAGGTCCTAATAAAATAAATTCTATGGTTTCAGAATTTTCAAATCTTTCAGAGCGTGGAATGAAAGCAAGAGGAAGAAAAATTAAATACTATAAAGTTCCTGCCTATTGGGTTGAAGAAAACATGATGCATATAAACTATTTTGCATATCTTTGTAACTCAAAGCAAACAGCATCTAAGCTAGTTGCTAAGGCTGAACTGGAAAATGTCGAAGTTGGAATTTTTAAATACTAGGGGGAAGTATGATTGTAAGTAATTTAGAAAAAATGGAAAAGATTGTAAAAGGAAACAGCAATCTTTCTTGGATTGGTTGGGATGTAGTAGATCTAAAGAGATCTGATTCTGCACGTACTGCCGTTAACGGTGTGAGAGTAAAGGGCCTTTGGTACATGCAAAGAGTTTATAAAGTCACTCGTAATGGATGGGACATTCCAAACAGATATAGGGGCTAACATGAAACAACATCTATGGAAAGATGATGCACAATGTTTAGGCTCTGATACAAACATGTTCTTTGATCAGTATGAAGATAATCCAGAGAAAAGGGAATTTGTCGATTCTCTTTGTCGGACATGTCCAGTAGCAAAGAGATGCTTTGCTGTTGGTGTGTCTGGAAAAGAGTGGGGTGTTTGGGGCGGTATCTATTTAGAGGGTGGAGAAATCTCAAGAGAGTTTAACAATCATAGATCAAAGCAAGAATGGTCTTTGACTTGGCAATCATTAACAATGGAGCAGTAATATGTGGTCTTGGGTATTAGCAGTAATAGGAGTAACAGGAATTTTCCTTGTAGGTAGAAAAACTATTTGGGGATGGCTTATACTTTGTGTAAATGAGTGTTTGTGGATTGTCTATGCTTTGGCAACAAAGCAATATGGTTTTATTGCAATGGCTTTGGCATACGCAGCGGTATATATTAAGTCATATATTCATTGGAAAAGAGAAGAATAGTGTATACAGATGCAATGCGTAGGGCTTTTCATTCAGTTATACCACCAAAAGGTTTTGGTGTAAATATAATTGATAACGAACATTTTCTTACTATTAAGTTAGATGAAAAGCATTTTTCTGGACTTGTCCATGATGAGAAAATACAAGCATTGCAGTATGTAGTAAAACTAAAGAATGCACTTGAAATGGAAGGTGCAATTGTTTTAGTTACCAGAGAGGCTCTAACTAAGTGACTATTTTTATATCTATTGCCAGTTACAGAGATCCCGAACTAGAAAGAACTATTCATTCTGCTCTAGACAATGCAGAAAATCCTCAAGACTTGCACTTTGGAATATTCCTGCAAGAGTTTGAAAAGTTTGCACCAGATTTATCCTGGGTTCCAAACCTTACATTAAAAACAATACATCCTAAAATGGCAAGAGGTGCAGGATACGCAAGAGCACAGATTGTATCTATGTATTCTAATCAAGACTATTTTTTACAAATTGATTCTCATACAATATTTGAAAAGAACTGGGATACTATCTGTATTCAACAATATAAAAAGTCACAAGAGTTGTCTAACAATGAAAAAATAATTCTTTCATATTTCCCTCCACCATTTTTTGTGGAGCAAAATAAACAAATAAGTATTATTAAAAACTCTAAAACTCAACTTCCATATGCTACAAAACAAAAGCCAATGCTAACAAAACGTGGCGAATGGACTGCTGAAAGAGTTAAACTATCTAATAAAAATCTTCCAGAACAGTCAACAACAATTTTGGCAGGGTTTGTATTTTCTACAGGAGAACTTATAAAAGAAGTTCCATATGATCCAGAGATTAGTTTTTTTGGTGAAGAACTTTGTTTTGCAATAAGAGCGTGGACTAGAGGATGGGACATATATTCTCCATGTGTGATTATTGTCTATCATTTTTATACTCGTGAAGGATATAGCAAGGTCTGGAAAGATAGGAACCTTAGAGAAATATCATGGAAACAACTAGAACTTATATCAAAAGAAAAACAAAAGAGTGTTCTGTGCGGTATTGAAAAAGGAATATACGGCATTGGCCAGGAACGATCAATACAAGATTATGAAAAAATAACAGGATTAGATTTTAAAAAAATGTATGGGATCACTAGTGATACAATAGTATTAAGAGAAAAGGAATAGCATGAAGATTGCTCTTATAGTTATTAGTGTGTTTGCTGTGTCTTTTGCCATAGCATATTTTTCTGTAGTAAAAAAACTAGAGAATGTTAGCAAGGCTTTTGCACAGATGGTTGCACTAAACTCTAGTATGCGTGAAGCTTTTGATTTAAGTATACAATCGCCAGTAAGCAAAGAAGATCAAGACATACATAAAGAAAACTTTATTAAATTCCTTTCTGACTCAAGAGACTGGGCATTTGAATACATTGAAGAAGTTCAGGGCAGCCTAAAAAAGTTTGCTGAAGAAATTGAACCAGAAATAAAATACTTTGAAGAATATGGAAGTCCAGTTGCAATTCAGCCAAACTACTATTCAATGAAAAAAGTAGTTAAAGCATATAGAGAATTAATAAAGTTGCTACCAGAAGAATCCAATGATAGACGCTAGAGGAATACCAACTTGTGAATGTCCAAGTTGTGGTAGCAATTTATTTAGAGCATTAGTTTCTTTTGATCCAGATACATATATGGTTGGAATGTATCACTTAGATATACAGTGTAATGATTGTGGTACTTTTTGTACCGCTCCAACTCCAATAGATCATCCTGAAAATCCAAGTGAAGATCGTGGTAAAAAAGAGTGATGTACCCCAAATTTAAAAAATTTGAAGATAGTGTAAAATATCATTATACTGTATGCGAAATTAAAGATTGTGATAATGAAGCAACAATGTTATCAATGACAGAAACAAGATACGTAGACTTCTGTAAAAATCATTACAGAGAATATATAGTGGGAGAAAAATGAGAGATGTTGCACTATCAGTACTAACAGGTTTTGGATGTGGTTTAGTTTTTGCTGCATTCAAATTGCCAGTTCCAGCACCACCTGTTTTTGCAGGGGTAGCAGGTATTATAGGCTTATGGGCTGGCTACGCTATACTAATTAAAGTTATATCCTAGGAGGAAATAATGAACACAAGAATACAAAAAATGCTGGCATCATATGGAAGATCAGTCCTTGGTGCAGCAGTAGCAATGTACGCAGCTGGAATAACAGATATTGAGACTCTTGCATATGCACTAGTTGGAGCAATTATTCCAGTAGCACTAAGAGCACTTAATCCTAATGATCCAGCCTTTGGTCGTATGCCATCAGAATCAGATGTCGATACAGCACTAAAGAATGCTAAAGTTCTTAAGAAGAAGGCTGCTGCAAAGAAAGTTGCAAAGAAGAAGTAAGTTTATCTTACATAGAAGGGCGGATCTTCGGATCCGCTTTTTTATTTCTCTAAAATATCTAGATACTTTTGTTTTAAGTTTTCTACAGCAAAATTGTTCATTCCAATTTCAAAGGCCTGTTGTTTTTCTTCCATCATATTAGAATTATCTACATAATCATCTATTAGTTTAGCTAGTATTTCAGGATCTGCCTCATAAACATCAATCATTGTTCTTGCTTTAAATTCATTTATTTTTTTAGAGGGTACTAGCCATTTATTAGGCAAAATAATGTTATTAGGAGAAATGTTAGTCATAAATACAGGCATACCACTTATTAACGCTTCATTCATTGGTAGGCATAAACCAGCATATCTTCTAGGCAAAACCATTGCATCAAATCCCGTATACAAATCTTGTCTATTTTCTGGACTATTTATATCTATAGTTAATCTGCTATCTTTAATATCAAAGTCTAATACCGACTGAGATTTAATTACCATCTCGTAATCTGATTTAGAATATTTAAGCATTTCAATAATAGTTTTAGTTCCATTACGATCAAGGTGAGCGGACTTTCCAGCAACATGCAGAAGCCTCTTATGTTGTTTATTTATATTAGTAGACTTTGCAAAAGAGAATGTTTCTGGGCTTGTTGGCGGTGGTAAGTGAACAACCCTAGACCTAGTGCCAAAAGTCTCTGAAACTGTCTCAAATCCCCATAAACTAGGGGCTATGAGGGTATCTGGTAGCTGTTGGTCTGGTTTCTGGAGGTAATCTAAAAATTCGTAATTATATTGAAGAAATGTTTTTACTCCTTTACTTTTAGCAAGTAAAACAAAACTATTATTGTAAAATGTCTCACAGGATAAAACAACATCAACATTTTTAAGGAAAGCATTTATGTCTGATGTTCCAGGAAATCCTCTAACATATACACAGTTGTATTTTTCATACCAGTCAGGGTGTTGTTTATTTTTATTAAATGATTGGGAATTTATTAGCATCACCTTATCAGGGTTTAGCATATCAACTAATTCTTTTGTTTGATTGCCAAGACCTGTGTTATCTGATCTAGCAATAATACCTAGTCTCATACATCCATCTCTTTGTATAATTGTTTTAGTCCTCTTAGTGTTCCAATGTCCATATATTTACCACCTGGTTTTACTGCCGTAATGCTGATGCTATTCGATAGCCATTCTTTTAATTGTTTTCCAGGATGCTCTAATGATGGATCTAAATATCTAATCATGTTTTTCCTAAACATCATAGTTCCCCACATATAGGGATAACTGCAATCTTCTACCTTGTCTTCAGACTGAATTACTTTATCTCCAGACAACAATACCTGTCCTACACGACCTTTTAGTTCATCATTGCATTCCCAAACACCTAAAACTAAATCTGCTGTTGTTTCCTTCATCATTTCTTTATAAATGTTTACTGGTGAGTTTAATATGTATGTATCTGGCATACCAACAAGAACGGTATCATTGTATTCACCAATCATAAACTTAACTGCATCAGACATGGTGGATGGTTCACGAACAATTAACTTAATATTCATATCCATATTTTGTATAATAGGAACCCACTCAGCCCTAGTTGATACACGAACTTCATCACAGACTTCTAACATTTGTTCTACATGCCATTGAAGCAAAGATCTTTCATCAGAAATTGGTAGACAAAACTTTGGTATTCCACCGATTCTAGAGGCCTTTCCAGATGCTGGTAAAACTCCTATCGTATGCATTATTTTAAACCATACCTTTTCTTTAAAGTCGGTATATCATTTACTGGCCAATAGTCTAAAGATTTTGTAGGATCATTAAATGGATATTTGTATTCTCCCCAACCTTCTCTTGTTCTATCTCCACCCCATTTAGATTTAAAATAATCATGAACACCGTCAATATTTATTTTTAATCCATCTATTGTTGCACCACCGTCTACTTGACATGTCACATCAACCTCTGCCGTTGAAGCACTAATTCTCATTACATAGCTTATTGGAGTGTTAGAGTGTACAAACTGACTACGCCAAGATACTGCAAGTTCTGATTCAGTATCTGTTATAAACTGCTCTTCAAGCAGCCTACACCTGTGGTCCCAGTCGCAGTCATCAAAATTATAAGGATAGAAGTTTTCATCAAAATATCCAATTGCTGAAACTAATTTTTTATTTATGCCAGCTAGGTGCCATCCATGTTGTGTTCTAAACATTACACCCTTAAAGTCATGAAGCATGTCAATAATATGTGAGAAAGGCTGATTAAACAACATTGAAGATGAAACAACAAAAGTCCAGTCATGATTCTTTTTTAATGCTATATTCCATGCTCTTGCTAATCCAATGTTTTCTGACTGATACTCTACTTGAAATCCATATTTCTTTTCAAATACTTCACACTCTCTGTTGCCACTATTATCTATGAGCAAAACATTTTTATCTCGTATAGACTCCATACAGTTATAGATTCTCTCTGTTACCCTATAAACAGGTATACAAATTAAATAATCAATAT